CGTTTTAAGAGGTCTATACCTGCGTTGATACTATCAGCACCTTTTAAACTTGGTCTTACGTTAAAACCCATTCTACGCAGTTCCTCAATCAATCTTGGTTCAGCACTATCAAAGTAAATCAATTCTCTTTCAATACCTATGTCTTTCCATTTCCTACTAATATCGTAGGTAGTCATCTGTGTTTGGTATATATGTTCTTTTATGTAGAGGTTGTGTTCTTTCTTGTAAACAGAAACTAATGTTGTAGGGTCATTAGAATAACCTGCATCTGCTCCGTAACTTATAAATTCAGCATCGTGTGGTATGTGGTTTACTTCTGTGTAATTAAATATAGTAGCTTTAGATACACCTTTTAAACCTAATCCATAAATTTGCCAATAGGTTTCATCTGTTTCTTTTAAACGTTCTATTTCCTCTGTAATGCTTTTATTAAGGAAGCTATTATCCAAATAAGTAGTAATATAAAAATCGGCATCTTCTCTTGGTATTACCTTGTCATAAATCCAATGGTATTCATCTGATGGATTAAAGTCAAGAATTATTTTATCTTCTGTTCTAAATATTAACTGTTGCCAATCTTCGTAATCTAATTCATTTGCTTCATTTATAAATAGTAGATTTCTTTTTCTACCTCTTACCTTTTGTGGTTGGTCTAAAGATATAAACTCAATAAGGTTTCCGTTTAGCTTATATTCGTGATTAGATTTATTATGATTTTCTTCTGAATAAGATTTATATAATTTCAATATATCTAAAAAATCACGCATAACAGAACTACGAACCGCAGGAAATGTTTTCCGACATATCGTTACAGTCTTACCAGTATTCTCTAAACAGTATTTAAAAATAATATAAAGCAAAATGTTATAGGTCTTTCCACTCCTTGTACCACCTTGCTCTATTGTAATCTTTTTATCTGATTCTAATAAGTGTTCAAAAACAACATTAGTTTTTATCTTCACGCTTTATTATTTCTATTTCAAATTTAGTAGGCATACCATCAGCACCAGTTATCTCTTGTCTTTCTACATAACCTCTATTCTTTCCTTTTGTTTTTAAATAGAAAATAGTTTCAGATGTTTTACCATCTCTTATATTTTCAAACAGTTTACTCTCCACAAAATCTAAAGCAATGTTTTCAATATCCTTTACTTGTTGTGCAAATACCTCATCATCTTTTAGCCATTGATAGAATGTTGTTCTTCCTACTCCTACTATCTTACAAGCAGTTGTAACAACTCCTAACGATTTTTCTAATGCTTCTATTATTGCTTTTTTATGGTGTTCTGTTCTGTTTTGATTTTCTTTCATATTATTTCATTTCAAATGATGCAGTTATTCTGTTTTTCGATGTTTGCATATTACCAACAGTAGTTCCTTTTGACTGTGATGATGTTCTTCCAAATCTTGTTGTTATCCATTTATTAGATTTTTTTAAAGCATATATCAAACTTGGAGATGAGGTAACAATATTATATCTATATTTTTCTTTTATATAGTTTTTACCTATTTCTTCTAAAAATTTAATACCAAATCCTGCTCCTTGATAATCTGGTAATATAACTAATCTATGTACTTTTTTAATATTTTTTACTTTTGGATGAGGAAAATGTAAAACACTTAAAAAACCTGCTATCTCATTATTTACAGTTGCTAAATAAACTTGTGCTGCGTTGTTATGACTATGACTTAAATAATGGTGTTTAGCAAACATTCTCCAAATTGATTTGTCTTTTGCTTTGTATATGTTGAATTTAATTTCTGGTCTATTTTTTTTTTGCTCTTCAAAGGATTGAAAAGTCATAGTATCAGTATTAAAAACCCAATCTGGCATTAACCAATCTTCTACATCATAATGACAACCAACTGCTATAAATTGTTTATCGGTTTTCCTTATTGCTTTTTGTATTGCATAACTTCCTATTTTAGCTACATTTCTATCTACAACACTTGTAAACTCATCAAAGACAAACATTTTATTTTCTTCTAATATTGCCCTTGCTAAATCTACTCTCATTTTTTGACCATTAGATAAAACTGAATAAGGTTTTAACCAACTTGGTGGACTTGAAAAACCAACACTATTAAATGCTTTTGTTATTTCATCAACAGAACATTTTTTAGGCATATCATCTAAAATAGTTTCTTTATTATATTCATAAGATGTTATATAAGATTCTGGAAATAATTGTTTTGCAATAGTTGTTTTACCAGTTCCAGATTTACCAACTATCAATCCTATCTTCCAATCAGAACTTAAATCAATTTCTCCTTTAAATTGTTCTGTTATTTTTTCACTCTGTAAATCAAACTTACCAATAATAGATGCAACTCTAAAACTTTTTGGTGCTATTGTTTCTTTTATAATGTCAAAAGTCGGCATATAAATCCTTTGTTTATTAATTCGTTATATAATTTTTCTTGTTCTATTTCATTTTCTAATTCAACTTCTAATCTAAAAGAACTTTCTATATTATCTGATAAATCTTTTTGTTCTTTAATATCTTCTATACTATCTTCAAAAGGTAATAATTCTAAACCCCAATCCTCTAATTGTTGAGTGTTCCATTCATTACCTAAAACATCCCAATCCCATTCTCCAAAACCTACATTATCTTTTACAATAAATTCTCTTTGTTGTTGTTCTGTTAAGTCATCAGCTTTCAAAACCCATACTTCTTTTAGTCCTGCTTCCTTACACGCTTTCAAACGCATATTACCACCAAGTACAACCATATCGCTATTCACTACGATAGGTCTTAACTTTAGCATTTGTGGAAACTCCTTAATTGATTTTACAAGTTTCTTAAATTTGTAATCCTTTATAAATCTTGGATTGTTTTCATTAGGTCTAACCTCTTGAATGTTTATTAGTTGCATATTAGTATATAGTTATTTTTAATTTATTTTAATCTAATTTTAAAAAGTCAGCAGATGCGTGTTCCATAAACCAATCTTTATTGTCTTTGTATTTATCTATTACTGCATCAATCATTACAAGTTCATCTATGTCCGAGTTCTTTATCTTGTTCATTAACGTAGTAATCTTTCTTAATACGTTTGTGGTCATCTCTTGGTTGTTTAGGTAAACAGTATTGTAATCATCTTGTACATAACTCTCTAACATATTTAGAAACTTGTTACCTTGATTCTTTATGTTCTGTCTGTATTTGTTAGTCCCTTGTAAATCTTCTATTGCTTCTATTGTAAGTTGCCCAAGTAATACTACTTTTAAATAATCTAATTGTTTATCGTTTTTCATTTTATTCTGTTTCTATTATTTCATCTATTCTATTCAAACACCTTGCTATAATATCAAACTGCATTTCATTTCTTCTGTTTACTATTTTCTTTTGTTCTTCTGTTAATTCATTTAAGTTATTGTAAATACTTTCTAACTGTGGCAATAATCTTAACACCGCTTCTTTCTTTTTTAATTCTTTTGCTAACTCTCCATTTTTATATTTTAAATAAGAATAGGATTCTTTAGGTAAGTTCTCTACCTTGCCAAAATGTAAATAAGCTTTTTCTAATTCTTCTGTATCTAAATGGTGCAATATATTTTTAAATGCGTGTAGAACAGCACAATGGTCTCGCCCTACTGAAATCCCTATATTAGACAAGCTACATTTAGTTAAATCCCTGCATAGCTTATAGTAAAAAGTTCTTGCATCTACGTACTCTCTTTTTCTTGTATCTTTTTCTATATCTAAATTATAGAGGTTGTTTACATAATCTTTTATAGATTCTATCATTTTTATATCATTCATACTGTTTACTTTAGTTTGTTCTTAATTTTAATAAATTGTAGCACTCTATGTACCTTTGTTTTGCTTTTCCTTTGTGTACTTCTTTAAATAGTTCGTACATCTTTTTTGTGTATTGATAATGACTATTACAATCAGCTAAATACTTTTCAGCAAACTTCTTTCCTTTACCTTTAAAATAGTTTACATTGTCAGCAGTATCTCCTATAATCATTTGCTCATATAGATTGTACATTGCTTCTTCTTCTGTTATATCATATACTACTTTATGCTTGTAGTGATAGTTATACATTAAGCAAGGGAACTGTTTATAATCTTTGTCTATTGATACAATCATAACATCATCCCTACCAAACTCATTAGATAAATCATACCAGTATCTTGCAACCATATCATCTGTTTCTACACCATATCCATAAATAGAATTATGCTTGTCTTTTACGTATGCGTGTACTTCATTTAACAATGGTGGTTTCTGTTGATTGTTTCTATTAGCTTTATACTTCTTTGTTATTAGCTTTCTAAAGTTTCCTAAAGAGCCACTAAATATAAGTACCTTGTCTATCTCATAATGTTCTTCAAGGTCATTTACAATACCCATAAGTTGTTCGTCAAACTTATCAGTTGCATCAGATAGTTTCTCATAATAAGGACTATCATCTGGTGTTAATCTTTTACGATAACAACTTGCGAAGATTAAACTGTCTGCATCTATTAGTAGTATCATAATTATTCGTGTTCTATTTTTCCATTTGGATAAACATACATTCCATCAGTAAAATATAAAGCAGAACCCCTTGAGTATGGACTGTCTTGTAATAATGCTTCATATAT